TGTGCTCTTCCGATCTGTCGCGAATAACCCACGTCGAATGCTGTAGAAGAACCTATCACTTGGCACTCCTTAGTGCTTTAGCAAATGCTTCAGCAAAGTTCTTATCAAACCTTGCCTTACTATACTTCTCAGCTATCTTGTAGAAGGGAAACATAGCTTGATAAGTTACACTGTTTTTAAATGCCACCATTAGCTTTACTGACCTATCTTTTTGTCTTTCCCATACACCATCTATCTCTTTTATGTTTCCAATAAATTGATTTTGTTTTTTAATTAGACCGCTTCTTCTTCCTGCGATATTACCAAATTTATTTAATCTAGCATTTGGAATATAAGGCACACCAACCTTTGAACCTTCACCTGATCTAACACCACCATGTACAAGATACTGCATAAACTTATTTGCCCACTCAGTAAAACCCAATGTGCCTGTTAGATTAGTTTTTCTTGCAGCTATTCTATAAAATGCTTTGGTGGTTCTAGCCATAGGTCTATCTAGCTTCTTATTCATTTGTTTCTGCATCTCTTTATCTAAACCACGCATACGATTATTCTTACCTATACCAAGAGTTTTATTTATAGCCATAGCAGTAGCAAATGGAACTTGCTTCTTTTGTACGTTAGTAGTCCATTTAGTTATATCTTTAATATTGTTCTTTACTTCTACCTTCATCCCTTTCTCCAATGCGATTGTGTCTGAAACTTCAGACCTAACTCTTTTGCTTTTCTTCTGATCGTAGATGGGTGCACATCATAAGTCATAGCAATATCATGTGATGATTTGCCTTCCTTAATCTTCTGTTCTAATTTTTGTTTATCTATCTTCATAAGTTCTCGTAGTGTTCTATTAACTTATTAATATACCAAACAGACTTCTGTAAGTCTTGTATATTGGCATCTTTGTATTTATGGCGGTGCAAGTATTTAATTGCATTACCTTCAAGATAAGCAGGAAAATCTCTGCCTAATTGTTGTTTTATATATTGAATGCACTCTATACCATTCTGATTATAGTGTGCTGGATGGTTCACTGGATCATTCATTATTTCTTACTCCATTTGCATTGGTAACCAATTAAATAAGATAGGGCTAATATCAAATCTGATCTATCCTTTTCCTCTAACCAACTTTTCTTAGATATGTGATTGATTTGCACCCATAGTTCTTCTGCTGTTGTACATCTTTCTAAATCAAACTCATACATCCACCTTTTATTTTTAATTAATTCTAAAGATTGATATTCATTATTAAAAACCCAATCACCCCAAGATGATTTTGTTTCTCTTTGTTTATATTTATCTTGCATTTCTTTTAATGATATAACACTCATTTACTTCTCCTTTTTATTTCATTCTTACATTTTTGTATGACCTTTTTCTTAGCACTTGGCGATTCAATATAATCATTTAGTTCTTTTAGTGTCATACACTTTAGATAGTAATGCTCAGTAGTTGTTTTACCTGTAGCTCTATCTCTAATCTTTGCACTTGGTTTTAGTTTTATTGGCATCCTTCTTCTCCTTCTTAAATATCTTATCCCAGTTAGCATCTATCTTTTTCTTATCTTCAGGTCTACGTTTGCTACCCTTACCTCCATGCCACTTAGACATATGTAACCTTCTGTATGTTTACTGACTTATCTAATTTAGATAATAGTTCTTTTGCTTTCATAAAATCATCAGGTATACATCTTAATAATTCTTCTATGCTAAATATCATTATGTCTTTCTCATCTTTATGTATCAGTTCAAGTGCTGGTTTCTCATCATCAGTATCACAAACTAATGCAGTCTTTTTATCAAAGTTAAAACACTTAACATTTGGCTGGATCATAATGTAACCACTTTCTTCACATTTGATATTCAATTGCTCATAAGCTCTAATCATCATTTCAACCATTTTTAGTTTCTGAGCAATGGTATCACTATATAAAGAATCTTTTAGTAGTTGTTCTGCTTTGCAAAACTTAATCTCAAACTGAACACCTACCATCTTAAAGATTCGTTTACGATTACCCCACTTCACAAAAGTTTCTAGCTCATAAACCCTAAGCTCTTTTAATTTATCTTCTAATGTCTCATCTAAATATGTTTTCATAAAACTCCGAACATTTGGTAGGAAGGATGGGAAGTATTACATACTTCCTTCCCTTCCTTCCGCCCTAATTATTGTTTTTCATCAAAAACTTCCGCAAAACTTCCGACCCTTCCTTCCGACACTTCCGCCCTAATCATTCTTATTTTCAGTAAAATTAGGTGGCATATTCTTAAAATCTTCATGTTGATAACCCCAGTCAGGATCATATACAACCTTATCTTTTTTCTTTAATGCTTCTAAATGCTTTCTAATATTGTCTGCTTTTATATTTTCACCTTTAAGATTTTCTACATAACCTACTAAATCTGCTGGTTGTAAATATACATCTTGTGGCGAAGCACTGTCTTTAATCATAGCTACAGTTCTTAATGCATCTGAAGCTCTTTGTTGCATAAGCGGTAAACCAGTTTTCTTTTTAACTTTTAATTCAACATCAGTTTCTTCTAAAAATCCTGATGTAAGATTCAGTCCATCACCTATAATCTGTACTTCTTTAAACATAAAGTTTTTAACAGCCATGCCTTGACCATCTTTATTTAACGTCTGCTCAAAAGATACAAGCATTTGCTCATCAACAAAACCATTTACTAATTGATCGTCTCTTTCTACCTTAAACTCATAATCTAATGATGCACCCATAACACTTGACCCTCTACCTCTGCTAGAGTTGCCATGACCAGTATGATGTACCAAACATACACAACACTTATAATGTGATATAAGTCCATCTAATTTATTAATAAAGTTACCTACATCTTCTGCACTATTCTCATTACCTACAAAGTTACGCTGAAATGTATCTATAACAATCATGCCAATATCACCTACTTGTTGTGTCAATGCTTCTATCTCTTCTTCTAACATCTTAAAATCATCAGGATCATTTACCCTTACTGCTCTGTCAGATAGATATAAAGGTACATTATTCAGATCAAACATACCTTGTTGCCATGCTGCTAACCTTCTTTTAACCCCTCTCTGACCCTCACCACATACATACATGACTGGTTTAGCAAATGCTTTATTGCCATAAAATCTCTCACCTTTAGCAATAGAAGCTGCCATAGCTATAGCAATAAATGACTTACCGCTTTTAGGAGCTCCAAAAATGCACATCAATGATTCCTTCTCTACTACATCTTCTATCAGCCAATCAGGGTTATCTACCTGTCTCAACACCTCATCAGCTCTTGTAAAGGTAACAGCACCTTTAGGTTTCTTCTCAGTACAATTAATTATGTATTCTTCTAAATCTTTTGACTCTTTAAAATCACCCCTTGTATATGCATCATATAAATCATCTTTTTCATTAAATGATTCAGGTGGTTGTGCTACTTTTACCTTACATCCATTCTTCTTTAGCATCTTAGCTATGTCATTTGCACACTTAATACCAGCTTCATCATTATCAGGAAATACCCAAACTTCCCTACCAAATATAGGACTCCAATCTGCTTTCTCCCAACTATTGACCCCACCATGCCAAGTACAACTATCACCTTCATAAATCGCTTCTGAGCCACGCATAGCCTTCTCACCTTCATTTATGATAATAGGCTTAGTGGGGTACTTATTTGTGTAATAAATAGGAAGTAAGCCTTCAGGACGCTTCATAGACCATGTGCCATCATTATTGGCTGTAAATGGTGCATATTTCTGCTTTATAAAATGACCTTCAGGAAATCTCATTACCATAAAATTATCAGCATACTTGACCTTCACAATTGCTTGTTTGTAAAGGTCAACCATCTGCTCTCTAGTGAATGATCTAGCACTACTTGCGGTTTTTCTTTTAGGGGGGTTAAAACCGCTTAATAAGGAGTCATTAGATTGTAATGCTAGATCATAACCGAACTGTTTTAAAACTGTATTGACATCTTGATTCATGTGTTTAATTAAATCTATTAATCCACCACCTTTATCATTCTCAAAATCAAACCAAGTGCCTGCTTCTAAGTTAAGAACAAAAGAACCCTTGCGACCCCATCTTAATTCATTAGATGAGGTGCTAGTGGGTTCACCTAGTAATTGCTTTGCAATTTCAGGTGCTATTCTTTGCCAATCTACTGATTGCATCAGAAAGGTATATCATCATCTGTCAATTCATTCTGACTTACCATCTCAGCTACTTTATCGCTAAGACCATCATTAGGACTCTTAAATGTGTCCTCTACTGGTGCTTCCTGATCCGTATACCAACTTGGTATTACAAACTCAGGACTTCTTGGTGCAAATTTAGCAAAGCTAAAGGTTAGCTCTGAAGAAGTACCCATACCTACTTGAATAGGTTTAGAGCCTTCAAACTTAACTACAGGCAAAGAATCAGATGATGTATCCATTTGATTCCAAAATGTAGCTAATAAGCTATTAAACGCCCTTGATTCAGCAACAGTAAATCTTTGCCATAAGTAAGCATGTTCTGCTCCTTGAGGAAATACCCAAGCACTAAATGCTCTTTTATAGTCGTCTGCTGGTTTAGGGTCAAGGACACCAAATTTATTATCCCACTGATATTCAAATCCATCAGCTTTTGTATAACGACCCCAGCCACTTTTAAAGGTAGCAGGATCAAGCTGTAAATATTGAAATTCAACAGGCGTTTCACCATTAGCAAAAAACTTTTGCTGCATAGTTTTAAAAGCAAGATAAACTTGCTGACTCTCATTGGAACTACTCATTCCACCTAGTATATCCATATACTCTCCTAGTTAATGTATTGTTTTCTCAATACTGTTTAAATAATCAGCTTCAAGTTGGGAATAACATCTCTCCTTAAAACTTTCATAATCCTCGTCATTTATAATTCCGAGAAATTCGCAAGCACTTTGTATCTTTTCATAGGCGAACCTACAATAATCTTCAAAGTCCTGCTCAAGCAGGTAGCTGTTTA